GAACAGAATTATTTTCAAAATATAATCTAACAAAGTTCCAAATGTCTCCATGTGTTCTAAGTAAACCATCTACATTTGCCTGAAGAAGAACATGTATCTGCTTATCTTTTAAAACAGCCGTAAGTAGTTTTGCCTCTGTATTATTCATTCAGCCACTCCTTTGCCATTCGTCTACGATCTGCCCTATCTTTATCATCTTGTTGTTTATCTAATCTTGCTTGAAGTATTTTTTCCGCATTGTATGCAAAGTAGTTCCAATTAGGAGACTGAGCAACACTAAAATAATACTCAAGTAAATCATAACATTCTCCAATTCCATACGACTCTATAAGAGCATCAGATGCCCATTGTTCTACATTTAAATTAATAGATGGCTTTGATTCATACCTTGCAGTGTGATGTTTGCTATATCTTGAAAGCAAAGCCATACGGTCTTTGCGTTCTGCCATTATTCGTTAATTTCGGCCTTGGCTTCGTTAATCTTTTCAGTCAATTTAGCCTCTACAAAGCCATAGACACGCTCAAAAGCCTCGGAGGTAGTTTCACCCTCACGCTTTGAATCTACAATCCCCAAATCAAGTCGTAGGGACTGAAAATTACCTAGATTTAATGTATAGCCTAATGTTACATTTACTTTTGTTGAATCATTTTCCATTATTCCTCCAATGGACTAGTTAAATAGATTCACTCCAAATTGGAATAAATCTGCCGTCTTCAGTTTTCGTATATTTAAGTATACCATCGCCCATTCTTCTTGTCAACTCTTGAGAATTGGGTGTCATGTTGTTTGTAATTAATCCGTCATTTCTTGGTCTTCCAATATGGTATGTAGCAAGTATATCACGTATCTCTCTAACTTGCGATTCTGAGTAATAAGATCTTACCTGCCATCCAGTTTCTCCACCCTTTTGAGATCCAGTCGGATGTGGAATAATACCACGTTTCATTAATGATGGCATATATTTTTTATGACGATTAACTAATTTAGCAGTCTCGCCAACAGTGTATGCTTTTTCTCTTTTATTTTTAAAATCACTAATTAAACAACTTTCAATTCTATCTTTTATAATATTATAAACAGACATAATGCCATTAGATTTGTTATAATGATGAATGCGGACTAAGTCGCCATTTAAAAACCAAACTTTTTTATTGCCTGGAATTATAGCAGAGTCATTGTACTCTTGGCCAGCAATAACTCGTTTTGCAGTAGCCATCTACCCTCCTGAGAATTCTGTGGAGGATTATAAAAATTTCTTACACCACAAGAAATACAATATGCTTCTAAATGCATTACAGAACTATACTGTCTATCAACAAACATTCTTCCACTACATTTTTTACATTTCAACATTATTATGGAGCCACACCAACTGCAATAATGTGAATGTTTACAGAAACGTCTCCATTTGTTGTAAATCTTACAATACCATCAACCTTTGAAGTTGTTATGTTTGTCAATGCTACCGTAGATGCTGCACCTACTTGACTTGTTCCAGTGTTTACAATTGTTGCAGTCACAACTGGAGAAAATTTAAATTCTCCAGGAAAAGAGTAGGTAAAATCTTTTGTTGATCCAGCAGTTGCACCCGTGACATTTAATGAAACAGATGATGAAACTATCTTTGTATCAGATATCGTTACGGTTTGTGGAGATGTTACACCATTATTAATGGTTACATAATTTTTTGCAGAAGATCCAACTTTTGTTGTTAAATCATTAAGAGCAGAAGCAATTGTATACAAGTAAGATACATCAATTGGTTGTCCTCGTTGTGGTAGTGGGATTATTGGCATAGTATATCTATTATACCACGCTACCGCCGTCGATCAAATTATTTCCAATGTCTCCAATTGCTCGGGATTCTGTCACAAATAAAACAAGGCCTTTCTTACCATTTGGATAGCCTGGAAGAACTTCATCTAATGCTGTGGGATGAACAGATTGTTGAACTAAAAATTTAACATTTTGTTTTCCAGATTTTTTAATAATGCTATATGTTTGTTCTGTTGTTGTTGTTACATATTGCCAATCATCATTATCCCATTTTACATATATATCATACTCTGAAATTGCTGATTTTGATACTTCTTGATTAGTAGAGGTTGATAAAACAGAAGGGAGTGTCCAATATAATGTAATTGCATTTTCTGTAATATTAACAGAATTTGAAACAGAAATTCTTGTATCAGATGTTGTAATTATAATATCTTTTATATCTGACCATTCTGATACTCTATTTCTATCTTCTGATACTATTCTATATTTTATTTTATACCCAGAGGAGTTTGTAGACAATTTGATAAGATTTCCCAAATCTTTTTTAAGAATTCTTACCTTTTTTATTGTTTCTGCCATTATGCAACACCCAAAGCAAACCTAAACTCTACATAATTATTTGTATTTGAGTCTTTTGTAATAACTGCACCTGTTGGATTTTGAATTACTGAATATCCAGTTAATCCATAAAGTGCATTTTCAGATGTTAAGTTTTCAAGCCTTATTCCATCTAGTAAAACATAATATTGATTACTTACAGCATTTGATTGATTTAAAATTGTTGTATAAATTTTAACAGTATTTGCTGCATTCCAGTTAAAGTCTGGAGTAACAAAAACATTACTAATAGGAGTCTTAACAACACAATATCTATTTACCGATAAATCATATTGACCATCTCCTGTTCCATTAACAACTGTTTGTTCAATTCTTGCACTCTTAGATGAATCACCATCTACAGAGAATTCAATAAGTAGTCTAATAATTTTAGGCTGAGAGATTGCACTACCATCTTTATTTACAACAACAAACGCAGTTCTAATTTCATCAGACATAGAATTTCCAGAAAGATTTACGGTAGATCCAGTTTTTTGTAAATATTGTGCCCCGCTTCCAACTGAGAATCTATCATTAAGTAAAGAAATATTTGAAGAGTCTCCACGTAGCAAAATAATATTATTTAAAAATCTTCCACGTTCATATCTTGAAGTTCTTGTATCTTTAAAAAATATTGCATTATCAACATTTGTTTCTATTGCTTTACTAGATGACTGAATAATATCTAATGCAGAGGATCCTCCTAGGTGTGTAGAAATTGATTCTGCACTTCCCAGAGATGTTCCATTATAAAATCTCCAACCTTCTATATTACTAAAAGAAAAAAGCATTTTACTATCATAGTTTCCAGCACTTTCATTAAATCCAGCAGAAAATAAACCTAATTCTGAAAATTCATATCTTTCTTCTGAAGGTAGTTCTGCAGTAAGAACTATTTTAGATATTGTTTGCCCATTAACTTCCTCGGAAACAAATCCTCTAGAAGAAATTGGAACTCTAAACATTTCAAAATCCAATGCCGTTTTACTTGCAGTATTTGCTACTGAGTCAGATGTCTTATATGGTCTGGCTCCGCAACCAATAGCAATATGGGAAGCATATGATGGAGCATGTCCAAGCAAATACTTTCCAATAATTGACTGTCCTTTATTTGTTATCATTAATCCTCATCCCTATATATTGTACCACTAGTTGCTATTTCTATTTGAACTTGTTCTGTATCTTCCATATTTACTAATTCTATAATTAAGTCCCCCGTTGCTTGATCAATATATACATAGTTTGTTTTTGATGGTATCTTATCTTTAAGTTTAATCACAAATTGTTCAAAGTATTGAGAACTTGCCCTTTGCAAAGAAAGTATGCTGTTTGCATTATATTCTTGATCTAAGGTTGAAAGGTATTTGATTGGTTGATAAACTACACTTTGTCCATTAACAGTATTATTTCTTGCAATATTGATTAATTCCTGTCCTCCAATATCTTGAAAAACAAGATCTGTCATAACCTCTATTGGAACAACTGCATCATTAAACTGAACATATTGTGGGGTAGCACTTTTTACTTGAATTGCTGCAGTTGAGTTTGCAGTTCCACTTACTGATGAAGGAATTGGATTTACCATTAAATTTCACACAAATAGACATTCATATCAGGACCGCCTACCCCTTTCTGATAAGATATATTATATACTATATATCTAGTATCTTTTGATGCAACTAAGTCTAATCCGTTTTTAGAATAATCAATTGTAACTATATCTCCAAGTTGGAGCATTGGATTTGAGAATAGTTTTATTCCAACATTTTTCTTTGGTTTCATTACCTTATCAACAATCCAAGCCATTATATTTTCTGCATGATCTTGTGTTTGAATATAAGGTGAATCTATTGTAAAATCACTATTTCCGTATGTCATTCTACTTAATTTAATTTCATTAAACTTTTCATCAAGTATTTCTGGGGACCTTAAAACTTTTGTTCCAGATAACTCTGGGTCTGCAAAATTTGCTTTCTTTTCAAAAAACTTATCAACAGAAAGTTCGTGGGTTGTATCTTGTGTAAATGTTATTCCTTGAATTCTAAGATAGTTTCCAGTTGTTTCATCTAAATTAATTGCTGAATCTGTGGAATTAAATATTAAAAATTCAGCACCATAGGCATTTGCAGTAAATCCAGATACTACATATGACTTAATCATATTAAATGTAGGAGATAATTTTGCATATAATGCAGGCCATGCTTTATCATATTTGATATTAAAGTATGCAGCCTCACGCATAATAGTTCCAAATTCTTCAAAATACATAGAGTATCCTGGTGGAGTTTGAGCACTAATTTCAGATAAATACGATGCTTGAACCATTCCGCTCACTGCATATTTTCTTAATGCCTCTGTTGCATTAATTTGTTTATCCCCAAAAACATCTGCTATAACTTTTGTTGCATCAAAAACAGTACTTGATGAATAATTTTGAGACAAAGCATAAATATTTTCAAACATAAGTCTTGAAGAACCCCTAACAAATAATGCCATATTATTATATGCTGGAAGAGGATCATAATCATCAACTACACTTACTAGGTTATTATTAATATATAAATAAAATTTTCTATGCGTAGAAGATATATCTGAGTACTCTACTGCTAAATCATAAACTGTTGGGTTTGCTTCTCCGTTAACTCGATATTGTCCTGTAAACTTTCCATCATCAACAAGTATATTTGCAATTCCGCCCCATAGTTTAATTGGTACTGCCTTGGTTGTTCCAGTTTGCTGTTTAATCTTATAAAAAACAATATTATTTAAATTAATTAATGGATCTCCATTTGAATCATTTTTTAAGTATGAAGAAATATTGGTTTCTGTTAGTGCATTAACTTCAAAATAATATCCAATATTAGTGCTAGGATTTAAAAGAACCGCAACACCTCCGCCACCACCAGAAATAGTTAGATTTTGAGAAGCCGTGGTACTTGGTAAACTATAATATGGCGTACTACCTATTGCTGTTTGACCTTGTTGATCCCCTACTTCAATTTTCCCAATAACCCTTAACCTTGTTCCGAAATGTTTGTATTTTGCAGTTTGTGCTGTTACAACTCCGTCAACTGCTGTTCCAGAAGGAGAAAGACTTTTATAAACATAAGAAATATTGTCAATTGGATTTTCTCCAACATCGTAGGTTGGACCAGTAATTACAAGGGCAGAAGACTGCAAGGTTCCAATTCCCGTTGTATTTAATTTATTTACTTCTGTTTCAGTTCTATAATTTGAAGACATAAAGTTTCTTATAATTCCATTTCTATAAGAACCCTTTGCCTTTTCATTTGAAATTCCAGCAGGACCTACTTGTGTTGCTGGATAAGAAGTTGTTGTTTGTGTTCCAAATAAATAGTTACTATCCATATTGCATCCACGAACATTATTATTGTCTGACCAATAAGTTGGAAGTCCAGCAGGGTGGTATGTGATGTTTGTTCCAAATTGTGCACGACCATGTTTTGCAACAGCACCATTCTTCATCATTGTAATTCCATTAACAGTTTCATAATATGGCTCTGAATAAATTCTTACAAGTCCAGTTGGGTATATTTTTCCATTAAAACTTATATTTGAAAAATATTTTTGATATTCTTCATTATCAGATATCCATATATTCCCATATCCTGGTACAGAAAATTGAACAGCATCATATCTAATTATTTCACCATTGGCATAAACATAACCCTGATATCTTGTGATCCAATAAATATTTTCACCAAAATTAATAATATTATTTTGCAAAACTCTTTCAACAACTGTTGGGGGGTTTATTGTTAATTCATTGTTTAGTGGATATGCACCAAGGACGTAACTTCCCATATTTGATGCTTTTGCGTTTACCGATTTAGTGTTTTCAGTTCCAGAAACTTCCCATAAAAGGGCTGGCTTATATACCCAAGTTTTATCCTGATCTACTAAAGTTGACTGCTTAATGCTGGAATAAGATCTTTGAATATATCTTTCAGTATAATTAATTCTTCCATTATTAAATACTTTTTTGTCAACAGAAGATAATTCAAGAATATTAGATTGCTTGTCTGATCTATCGGATCCAATAAGTTCCATATTTGTTGCTCTATCCGTTTGTGATGGAGTCATAAAATTTTTACTCATAATAACTAGATTATTATATTCATCAAAAAACATTGCCGTCTGTGTTGCAAGTGCTAGTTGATTTAATACTTCAGCAACATTTTGATTTGGTGCTACAAAAAAATATGGAATAACTGGATCTACTTCTCCAGAGGTTCTTCTAAAAACATAATTACTAAAGCCAATACCATCTAATAAAATGCTAATTGCATAACTTAAAGAAACATTTGTTAATAATAACTCTGGAGCCGTGTTGGATTCAAGATAAAAGAAAAAATCTCTTAAATCTAATGTAATCTTTCCATTTGAAATATCCATTTTTGGAACTGCATCTGAATACAAGGTTTTAACAGGAATATAATAATTATATCCACCAACATCAATGATTCCTTCATAGAATATAATTTTAATATTTTTACCTACATAATTTGAAATTAATGATTTAGAGTTATTGTTATTAAATGCATTATCATAATCTAAAATTTGCAAACTTCCAGTAGAGGCAAGCAATTGACCTACTGGTATTGAAATATTATTTAAATCTGCTAAAGATTTTGTAACTGAATAGTCTAAGACATAATCAGAAATATTTGCAGCAAGTCTTGGAGACATTTCAATTAAGTCAAAAGTTGAGTCGAATTTATTCATTGTATCTACAACAATTCTTATGCCACGAATCTCTTCTACTTCCCTATATGTTGTTTCACTTGACTCAATAAAAAAGTCTGGATCAACAAGAGTTCTTACAAAATGTGTTTTGTCATAAAGTTTCTCATCAGAAATTTCCCAGCCATACTCTGCAGAAAAAATATCGTATGTTGAAGTTAAAACATTCCAAATATAAATAGATCCTCGACTTCCATTTGAAACAAGCCAGGCAAATCCTGGACGTGCTACATCTGGAAGCAAGTTTTTATTTGCAAGTTTGCCCATATATATAAAATTATCTTTATACTTTTGTGGTATCTTTAACCCATAAGATAATTCTAAATGTCCATCTGAATTAAAAATATTAGAGCCATCTAATTTTTTTGAATTTTCATCAAAAGATTTTATGCTTTTCCAAGTATTATTTTCTTTAAGAACCTGAATTTGCCATTTAACTGGAACAGTCATATTTGCTGTGCCATATAATGGGTCTGCAATAGATACACCATTTGCGATAAATGGTCCTAGGTCCGAAGACCCTGTATTTGTTTGAACCTTAACTGTTAATCTATTTGCAAAAATATTTTCTTTATATACAACGAATGGAGCAGTATCATCAATATAGTTTGATGATTGATAAATAATATTCGCTATTCCACGATCTTGATTGTTTTCAGTTCTATAAGAAGTCCAATATTTAAATACATCATCTTTTGAAGACATATAGTATCTTGGTCTTTGCACAAAATCATAACTTGCTTTATTTATTGTTGTTTGTATTGCTGCATCTGATTGAATCATAGAGGCTACAGAAAAATTATTAAAATTATTACCCAAAAAATACATAGCCTTGTTAATTCCAGACCTTGGTCTGAATGGTTTTATACAGTCTTCAAGTGAATACAATTGCTTCATTTTATCATTTGAAGATATAAAAACTTGTGGAATATCTAAATTATCATATCCACCATCAAAAACTATATCTGCAGAAGTTGCATTAGTATAAAAATTACCAACATCTGATGAATCAAATTTACTCATTAAGTCTTTATATGTTGAGTCTGTTGTTATTCTTGATACAGGTCTGTAGCGATAATTACCCAAAAGTTCTATATTATCTGGCGTATTTAAATTCCATTCAGAAACAACAACGCTTTTTGTTTTAATAGTAGAAGAAGTTTCTAGGTGTTGTTTTAATGTATCATCAGACCACATTTTATACTTCTTCCAAATTAATTGTAATATCCCAAAGGTCCATTAGGTTTCCACGCTTTTTAATGTTATAATTAAATCCAGAAATATAAACTTCAACAACTTCATTATAATATTTCATCATTTTAAAGCGTGTGTCATTTCCAACAAATTGATAATTATTATCATAAGCCAAAAACATATAGAATGGTCCTACGTGTGTTTTATACCAATTTAATAAGTCTGCTCCTCCTGCTCCACCATCTACTGTATGATCTGATAAACCTGTTGTTGGTTTTCCAGTATCATTAAAATTAGGTAAATCAGAAAAAGATCTTGAAGGCAAATCTGACCAAGCCAAATCAAACTTTAACTTATCTGCGATATGATATGATCTCATTTTACCATTAATTGTTCTTTCTCTTTTTTCAATACGATCTGTTGAGATTCCCAAAGGTCCACGATTATGATCAGATAAAATCATAAATTGATTCAAATCTGATAAAGATAGTCCAGAAGGATCTGAGCCAATTTCATGTCCAGTCGGTGTATAAACAGAAATTGTTTTTTGAGGGTCTGATGGATCAGGAATTGTTTCTAGAGTTCCATCATTATTAGACCATAGGATTGCTTGTGGTCTTGAATACTTACTTCTATTTAAAAGATATGTAGCACTATTGAAAGTCATTAAACTCTTTGCCCCCTAATTTTTTGTTGTTCAATTCTTTGCAACTGAACCATTACAGCATTTGCAATATCATCTGGTTGAGCATTAGACGAATTAACATTTACACTCAGACTATAATTATACACTGAATCACCATTTATATTTTTTGTTCCTTCATTTATTGCACGAAGATTATTTACACCAAAATTATCTACTCCATATTTAGTTACAATAAACTCACCTGGAGTTAACATTGCTGGAACAGTGTCTGTTCCAATTGCTTTCATTGCAAATCCACCTGAAGCAAGATACTTCGGGATAAGTCCTCCAGAGGAAATTGCATAGGCTGAAAGGGCACCGTGAGGAAGTACTGGCTCTTTTGGTATTGGCGTAGGCGTAGGCGTAGGCGTAGGAGTAGGCGTTGGAGTTGAGGAACTGCCTGGACGACCATTAGGATATTTGGCTTTTTGTGCAAACAAAATAGAGTTAGCAAGTCCATTATCTCCATCTTTTCTAGCATTTTCTGCCCTAGTTGTATAAGAGTCATAGTCTTTTTGTGATGCTAATAACTCTTGGTCTGCAGTTGAAGTAGATGGCGGAGTTCCTGTAGAACTAAATTCTGTTACAATTTTATTAACTATCTCATGAATTTCTTTAGTTGTAATAGTGCTACCGTCTGCACCCATATATTGACTTAATGCATCAACAATTGATGTCCAGGTGCTTTCAACAATTTTTCCTGTTGCGAGTGCCCCAGCCAAGGATGCTTTCATAGTCTTGTCATTTGCTAATTGGGCAGCATCAATCTTAAGTTTCATATCATCCCATTCAGTTTTTGTCAAACCTAAGACTTTAAGATTTTCTTTTGCTGTAGCCAACTTTTTATTATCTGCATCTAATGTATCTTGTGCATCTTTTAATAGTTTATTTCTTTTATCTAATTCATCATTGAGTGTAGTTAATTGAGTTTGTAATGCTTTCATTTTTAGGTTTTCAGCATCTAAAGCATCTTGTGCAGTTTTAAGTGCTCCTTGCTGAATTCCATATATTGTTTCACTAATTGTCCATTGTTCTTGTTCAATTTGAACCCTTGTTTTTCCTTCATCATTTGTTAATTTAGATAGTTCATACTGTCGGGCTACATCTATCGATTTTTGTTGACTTGATAATGCAGTTGTTGCTTCCTGTGCTCTCATATCCTGTGCAGCCTTTGCTGCTGCAGAGATATCACCAGATGTAATTGCGTCTGCCAAAGTTAATTGTGATTTTTGTGAACTTACTATTTGATCATTAATCGTAGAGATTTCTGAAAGAGCCTTTGTTTGCGTATCATACTTATCATTGATTGCTTGTGCAGCATGATCCATAAGTTTAAGATCGTGTGATAATTTGTCATCTCTTATCTGTTGATTAGCAATTAATTGATTTGCAGCATCTACTGCCTTTTGTTTTTCATCAATTAATGCTTGTTCAGCCTTTATTTCAACATTTTTTGAATCAATTAAATCTTGTTCTAATTTGATGTTTTCTTGAGCACCATCAATAGCCAGTTGATCATTCTTTAATGTGCCTGCATATTCCATATCAAGCATTCTAGACTTTATATCAAATAATTTATTTGCTGCATCATAGCCTGGTTGGAATGCTCCAGATATATCACCAGATTGTAATTTTGTAACAGTATTTTGCACTTGTGTATCTTGTATTTGCTTTAATGCATTTGCAATTGATTGTGCATCTAATTTGCCAGCATTTAACTTTTGAATAAATCCTTGTGCAAGATTGTCATCCCCCAATATAGTTGCGATTGTTTCAGTAGAATAACCTATTGACTTTAATACACTAGCCAATTTTGTATATGCCTTTTCATTATCCAGTGCATCTTTGACTTTTGTTAAATATTCATTTGCAGCCCTTTGTTGATCTGTTTGTTTTTGCAATGCTATCTGAATTCTTTGTTTTGCCATTGCTGCTTTAATATCTGCATCTGTTTGTGTTCCACTTGCAACTGCTGCTGCAAACTCTGCATCTGATAATGCATTATATGCTTCTGCAGTTGTATATCCTAGCCCAGTCAACTTTGTTAGTGCTACAGATTGATTTTTTATAGATGTAATAAACTTTTCTTGTGTATTTTCAAAATTACCAACGGCAATTGTGCTAAGGGCAGTGTTAAGTTTCTTACCCTCAATGGCTAATTTAATGCTTCCATCTTTTTGAATAGTAAATAATTTATTTTGATATTTCTTATAGTCTTCTGGACTTAACCCAGTAATAAAATCAATTAATTGTTCATTTGCACCTTGTTTACGAAGTTGTTGTCCAAGCCCCATAAACTCACCTTTTTTAGAAGAAAGCGAAGATGACATTACAACTTGCTGAGTTTTTTTATTATAAGAAAAATATTTATCCATTGCCTTCCAGGATTCATTCCATCCAGTTGTTAGAGCAATTTGTAATTGACGAACGTCCCTTAATCTTTTTATAATATCATCAAGGGGTGCTGCTGCTGGCGGATTATTTGATCCTGAACCCTGTGGACCTGATGGAGGAGGGGCTGTTCTATCGTGTGCTTGAGTAGATGCCCATCCCATATCTTGAATATACTTTGCTATAAGGGCAACGTCTGACAACTTCTTTGAATAGTCAGCACCACCGTGTGCTCCAGTTTCTGTTAACCACTTCTTGTATGAATCAGATCCCATAATTTGTGCTGGCGGTATATTAATTAATGTTTCTACTGTTTTAGAATAAATTAATTTATCATTTTTACTTAATTTATCAAAATAAGTTGGATCAATAGAGCCCTTAAGTTTTGAATCGATAGTAAGAAGAATGGTAGAACTTAAAGATTTTGATCCATTAATGCTATCAAAAATTGCTTGTAGGTGTGCTTGTGCTGCTGAATCTTTTTCATAATAATTAACGGCTACATCTGCTGAGTATATGGCTGCACCCTTAGCAATATCTCCAAACAATGTTAATATTTTTTGTGCAGTTGCATCATCTTTTGCTAATGACAACTGAGTTATTAACTGTTGTTGTAACGCTGGTTTAGTATTTCCATTTTGATCAACAAACATTGACATTACTTGAGACATTTGGTTTGCAGTCGTTCCGCCAAACTTAGTAATGATTGTCATAACCTTTTGTGTTTGAACTTTATTTTTTGGATCAATTAAATTCATTAATTGTGCTGGATCAATTTCACCAGTAGACATTTTTAATGTTAAAATATATTCTTGACCACTGTTAAGCCCACCACTCTTACGAGCATCCGCTAATTGCTTTTGAGCAATATCCACAAATGCTGCAGAATCTGTTCCTTTATATTTATCCTTAACTGCATTTTTTGCACCATTAAGAAGTGCTTCTTGATTTGATCCAGCCTTATTGTATGAATCTATAATGTTTTGATTAATTGTTGCTGCTTTAGAAACCAATTCATTTCTTTGTTTATCCCACGCAGCCTGTGCTTCTTTTTGTTTTGTAATATTTCCTTCAAGTTGATACTGTGCAACCAACTTTTGATAATATAGGTCTAATGAGTCAACGGCTTCTTTATTTTGTTCTAATGCAATTTTTTGAGTTGCTACTGCTGCTCCAGCCATTGCTGCAATTTGTTTATTATTTGCTTTATTGGCAAAATAACCTCCAATTGCACCTATAATTGCTCCAGTTGCAGCACCGACTGCAGTTCCAATTCCAGGAATAGGAATTGCTGATCCAATCATTGCTCCTGCTACTGCACCGCCCAAAGCCATAGAACCTATAGAAACTTTTTGCATTGTTCCAGTGGCCATCATTCCACCAAACTTATTGTTTCCAAGTGTCTTCATTGATCTATCTGCCTGCTTGCTTTGTTCATCCATTAAACGCATTCTTACGCCTAATGGATCCTTAGAAAGGTTTTCTCCATTAGGGCCAACAAGGTCTGTAATCTCTGCCCTTAATTTAACTCCAAGTCCAGCATCTCCAAGTTTTGCTGAAATGTTACCTGCAATACTACTTGCCTCTGCAGTTGTAATTGCCCCAGATGTTACTGCAGATAAAAGTTGATTTTTAATTTGTTCTGCTGCTTCTTTTTTATTTCCTCCAGCAATGCCTTTTTGTGCTGCAGCAAGTAAATCTTTTCCAGCAGAAGACTGAACATATGCTTCGCCAAATGTTGTTTTTCCTGTTTGAGTAGAGTAAATCTTTAGAGAGTCTGCTCTTTGTCTATCCATTGCTTCGCCAGCAGAAACTCTCTTAGAAAATACTGACAAACCTCTAATACTTGAAGTACTTGGACCGAGTGCCTGATGTAATTTCATTGTTGCATCTCTTGTTGAATTAAACTCTTGACGCAATTTCATCATTACGCCAACAGTTGCTGCAACTGCAATTCCTATTTGTCCAAATTTATTTGACATTAAGGGAGCAATTGATCCAATTACAGCAGCAAGCATTGCAATTTTTTGAGATAGTTGCCCCATAACACCAGGCAACATTGATCCAAACGATGCTATCGATGCTACTCCAAATGCTTTTTGACTTAAAGTTCCTGCAGATATTCCACTTGCAGAAGCCTTCATCTTAGAACCTAACTTTGAATACCAGTTTTCTTTAGGCATATTTTTAGAAACAATTGGAAGAAGTTTTGCTCCTTCTGGTGCAAGTGCATCAGGATTATAAATTTGAACCTGACCTGGTGCTCCTTGGGTACTTGCTGCAACACGACGAACTCTTTTTGCTCCAGACTGCGTTGTTCCCTGCTCCATTGCAGAAATAGCATTAGCACCTACCTCTTTTGCAGCAGACTCTACAGTGCCTTGTTTATTTTTAATTCCATTGGCCAAACCTTGTCCTACATCTTCTCCAATGTTTTCTGTTTCTTTTGATGGAGATTGTGTTCTAAATTTATCTTTTAATCTTGTAAGAATTGATGTAGAAACATCATCTGCAACCTGAACAAATTTTGTCTTATCCTCTCCTGGATTTCTTTGATATCTTTGTGTACGAAGCCTTGTCAAACCTCTTTGAATTCTATTTGGGGACAAATCTGATGAGTTTTCAGGTGTTGCTGGTAAATCAAGTCGTGCACTTGCTGAGTACATTGTTCCAGTTGCTGTTTTTTCAAATGATGACTTCTTTTTATTTTCACTTGCCATAAACTTTGTATCATCAAGCATAGATCCCAACACGTTACTTTGGATTTGAAGTTCATGCTCATTTAAGGCAAGATTTTCTGTAATTTTTCTTCTTATCTCTAGTTGGTCTGCCTCTGAGGCACCACTTTGCTTAAGTTTTTCAAAATAAAGTTTTCTTGCTTCATCATTTTTAGCAAGAGTATCGCTCATTTCATTTTCCATACGTGATTGTGCTGTCCATACATCTGTAGACCATCCAGCCTGTAAGCCCTTATCAGTATTTGATAATGCTACTCCATGGGCTCTATCGACTTGAGACATTTGATTATAACTTCCTTCAGAAATTTTATTTCCAAACTGTGCCCTCATGTTAGCCTGGGTATTATCTGCAATTGCCTTTGCACGTTCATATTCTGCCTTACGTCCTTCATCTTCCATTTGCTTTTTAACTGTAGAAGATACGCCTGCTTCAGATGCAGAGTGTCCAACAATTTTTTTATTTGGATCATTTGCAGAAACAATTTTATTTAATTTATGAGCACTTAATTCTGTATCATGTAATTCTTTTGCTGTAATTCTTAGTTCTTGTATAAAGTCTTTTGCAGAAATCTTAGTCTCTTCTGCAAATCTAACTAATGTATCTTTAACTATATTAGAGGCACCAGCAACGCTTTCAGGGCCAGAGACAAGTCCATTAACAAGTCTTTGAATTTCATCCATATTTGTTTTTGATGTAAATGGCATATGGAATGATTCATCACCAACATCTAGTTGTCTTAATGGAATCCCCTTAATGTTTCCTTTTATGTACCCTGGAATAGTTCCATTCATAATTCCATTAATAAGGGTTCCATATTTTGAAACCTTATCTGCTGGAATAACTGCTTCTCCTGGAGAAAGCATTGCTGGTTGAACATCTCCAGCACCCTTTGGTCCAGGAACTTGGAATATTCCAGATGAAAGACCTAAGACTGGTTTTCCAGGAAGCACTCCAGTTGTAGAAAATTGTCTTTGTTGTGAAATTGCCCTTGTATATGCAGCAGATAAAGAATTAACTGCATCTGCTTCAGATGTAAATGTTTGTATTAACTTTGAATGAGTTTGATCAAGAGATGCTGCAACTGCTGCAGCCTGTAATTGTTCTTGAGTCATATAGGCTGTTTGTTCACCTAATACTTGACTTGATTCTCCTGCACGATTAAAAATATTTTTTACTGCAGAAAAACCTTTAATAATATTTGCAACACCATTGGCAAGCAAACCGAATGTCATCAAAAGAATTGGTCCAAGGCCAGCAAGAACTGTTGCCATTAAAACAACAAACTTCTTTGTTCCATCTCCAAGATTATTAAAATGCTTTAAAATATTTCCAACAAATTGAACTACTGGAGTAACTGCCTTTAAGAATTGCTCTCCAATTGGGGCTAATTGTGTTTTTAAATCTTGAACTTGTTTTTGGAATTTGTACATTGGAGAATCAGCAACTTTTTTCATTTCTCTTTCAGATAATATGGCAAGTTCTGCTGCTGTAGCATTTGCCAATCCTAGAACAGTTTGTGCTTGACTTCCTTGTTGAATTACATTTTGGAACAATGTTGAAACACGGGCAAATTGAAACTTGCCAAACATCTTTTCAATTGCTTGTGCACGATTTAGTGGATCTAAAGTATTTAATGCAGTTGCTAAGTCTACAACCATTTTCTTTGCATTACCAGCATCGCCTTGAACTAATGCTTGAAGATTAATTCCAAATCCAGAAAGCATAGTTGTTGCAGATTTTGTTGGATTAATCATTGCTGCTAGAGCAGATTTAACAGTATTTGCTCCTTGTGCTGCACTAATACCACCTTCACGAAGTGCAGTCATAAAGAAGGCTAAATCTTTTACATTTCCTCCAAGTTGCTTAACAACTGGTGCAGCGATTGGGATAGCCGTTGTTAAATCATCAATATTTAAAATTGTTTGGTTTTCAACACCATTTAAAAAGTCTATATTATTTGCGAGGTCTTTGGAAGCAACACCGAAGGTAGACGTAAGAGAAATTACAGTGTCTAATGCTTTTTGTTGATCTATACCTCCAAGAACAGAAAGCCTTGTCGCTTCATTTAATTGACTAATTAAATCTGTTCCAGTTTTTCCAGTAGCAGCAATTTTTGCAGCCAAGGCCATTGTATCTGATACTGAAACTCCATATTGTGTAAACGTATCAGCCATTTTCTTGACATTTGAAAGGGCTTTTTGAGTATCTGCTGTTGTTGTAAACATGTCTCCATAGACACGCTTAAAATCAATTGCTGCTTGCTCCATTTGCATAAATGTTTGTGCAGCCTTTGTTCCAAACATCATCAATGGTACTGTGAATCCAACAGTTAACTGACGTCCTGCCCATTGTGTATTTTTACCAAAGTTTAATAGGTTTGTTGATCCCTGTTTAAGGAGTTGATTTAAAATCTGTTGTTTTTGTGCAGCCAAGGCAGTCTTGGTTGACAAGTCATTCATATCAAGGCTTAAAGGGCGTACTGCGATACTTCTAATAGATCCGTTAGCATCTCTGCCTAACTTGATGTATTGTGTCTGTAAATCCTTTACACGCTCTCTAGCAACCTTGCCAATAGTATCAAATTCAGACTTAAAAAGTTTTCCAAATGTTCTTGTTGCTGCACCAGTATATCTAAAATATTCTCCTGCTGAAAGTTTATTTTTTTCTAATGCATTTGTAAAGGATTCTGTTGTGCTTTGCACAGTTCTCATTGAAGCAGAGAATTTGCCTGTAAGGTTTATAGAGTTTACAAGATTATTTTGTAAATTAAGCGATGCATTACTAGCAGCAGCACCGCCTTTAGCCATGGATGAGTGGAAGGCTGATATTTGACCTTGTAGTTGCTTTAGATTTGCTAAAGCACCTGATGTGTCAATATTGACTTGAATATTAGACTGAATATCAGCCACTCACTAGCACCTCTTTATTATTTTATTTTTTAGTTTGTCAAACCAAGTAGGGATGCCTCTTGCAACTTAATGCCTGATGCTTCTTCTACAATTTGATAAACTGCTGGAAGATCTAGGTTCTCTTCAAGAGCCTTTTGATCCTTTGCCAATTCTGGGTCATATTGCTGCATAGCAATTACAACACATTCCATTAGCAAATTCATAGACTTATCATTATCTTCTGCGACCTTAGCAATTCCCTCAAACTTCTTCATAAATGGACGAAGAAGAGAAATCTTAAGTGGTCGCACCTTAATTTCTGTTCCATCAATCATTTTAACTGTTTTTGTTTCATTAACAGTTGTTGCCATTAGTTTCCTCCTTTAAAGGTTAATACCAATTATAGCATATCCTATGCTGTAATTTCTTCATAATCTAACCCCATGCCGATACCAAAACCAGCCTGTGCAGCCTTTCTTCCAGTAAGTGTTGTTATATCGTTTGAGCCTTTACCTTTATATAAAATTCTATTTTTCATTTCTTCCCAAGCATCTTCTTTACCGCTTTGAGAATCAAGATCAACTCCTTGAATTGCTGCAAGAAACTTTTTTTCCTGATAATCTAAATCTCTTTGAGTACTTAATGTTGTGACAAGTTCTGGCATAGACATACAATTTTCTAATTCTTCATAATTTTTCCATTTTCCAAGTCTAAATATTTCTGCTTCTAATTTTGCTAAATCTACATCTTCCCAACTTGAACCATTGTCAGAAGGGGTATTAGAAATTTCATCTTCATTTGCATCAAACTTAATTCCACCAGCATAGTCAATAATAGAGTAGATTGTTTTTAAATCAAAATTGTCTTCTATTTCTTCTATTGAATTAGATATTTTTGGATAAAATTGTTTCATGCATATTCTTACACATTCTATCAAAACCATCATAATTTCATCATCTGTTTTTGCATTTTTCATAAAAGAAAATGCATCCATAAATTCACGTAAATATTTAATTTTTAATGGAGAGACTTCTAATTCTGTTCCATTATAAAGATGTACCCTGTGTATTTTAATAACTTCTGTAGCCATTATATAAAGTATACCACTTCAAAAAAAATGCCCTCCCGAAGGAGAGCATTTTCCTATCTAAAATATTAGATTATGCGATTACACGGTCAACGATCTTACCATAAGAACCGTTATCAATTGGAAGCATACGGAATGAAACAGCAAATTCTGTTGCTGCGTCACGCTTTGCTGCTACTGTTACGTTGTCAATTGACAATGCACGGTATCCAACATAGATACGCTCCTTATGTACTGAAGGATCTCCAGTTCCTGGTCCGACTGCAACAATACCTCTTTCCAGAGGAACTGCTCCTAGTTCTCCAGACTGTAGATCAAGTTCTTCAGAACCTGCTCCAACACCTGTACCAGTTGCAATTTCTGCCTTATCGGCATCTGCTGCTGCGATTGAAACAAGAAGGTTTTCGAGGGTTGCTTCAGCAAATTGTGTTGCCATTGTAACCTTCATACCTTGCTTGAACAAACGAGCAACGTCAAGAACCTGATCAACCTTAACTTCACCGAAGTCAGGCATGAACTGTAGTTCAAGACCATTAGATGTGTATCCAACGTTACGCCAATCTGTAACGGTTAATGCTTCTGTAGCAAGAGTTTCCTTGTAAGATTCTCCAGCAACGAAATCTGGTAGATCACCTTCGCCGATGCTACCTGACAAAGAACCATTAAATGTGTAAAGTGCTGCTGCACCCACGATAATGTTGTTCGATGTACCACGACTATAGTTATTAGCCATATTTATTTCACCTCTTCTTGTATATTAATATATTAAGTTGTAGGCGTGTTTCCTCAGTATAAGTATAACAGCCTTTTTTATTATTCTGGTAAGTCAAAATCTTCTTCTGGAAGTCTTCCCTGATGCCAGTCATAATCGATTATTATTTTATTTGCTGCATAAGTTCTAGCCGTTCCAAAATCAATAATATCTCTAGTTTCTTGTAAATGGTAAACCTTAAAATTATGGAAATATATTGGCTTTGTTTTTGCATCTAGGTTTTCTTTATTTTTTAAATACCAAGCATTTATATCTTGTGCTGAATCATCTCCACGATCAAGTACCTGCTGAACCATTCCAACAATATCTGTTAATACAGCATAGTCTTGTGAATAAAAATAATACAAAACTTGTTCACATTTTATATGAGGAAATTGCTTTCTTGATAATCTAAACATTCTGTCGTATACAGCAAACTTTCCTCCGCCATCAGGAAATGAAGATGTTAAAGCATCTAAGTCTGTTGGTAGTGATGGGAAAAATCTAAGTGTTGTTTGATCATTAAACAATTGATTTACCTTTTCGGCAAGATACTCGTTGATAACTGTAGGTGGATGATATATGTTGGCCATTATGCTATCCCCGCATTAGCAATCCATTTATATCCAGTTGAAACCCCAGCAGACCTACCAGACCTTTTTCCTATTGATAGGTTTTGCTTATAAGCAATTGGATTTTCTAAATAATCTGCAATACCACTTGACATCAAAAAAGCCTGAGTAAAATAAAAATTAAAAAATTCATCAAAAACTTTTTCGTAGGAACCTCTAACTTGCTGTCCTCCAGGGTCGGTGATAGTAATTGGTTTGCGTGTAAAAACTTGTTCTCCGTTATCATTAAAGGCTAAGACACTTCCCTTTTTAGGTTTAATAATAACTGGTGTTGCATTTTCCATAATTTCTGCTTTATTATAAAATGGAACATCTGAACCAGGCTTGATAGATTCTGATTGTCTAAAATAAGATTTAAATGATAATCCAAGATTGCTTGTTGTATACTCTACATCATAAAGTCTTGCTGATGGGCTTCCTGTCTCCATCCACTCATATATGTGATGAAGGGCTTTAGGGTTTGATCTAGCGTTAGAATCAACATATTGTTTTAGTAGTTCAATTGTATTAGAACCGACATTACTTAAAAATACCTTTTTACCACTTTGAATACCTTCAAGAAATCCCAAGGAATATTCAATAATATTGTTCATTTCTTTTGTAAACAAAGAGTCATTAAATTTAGCAGTAATCATACGTCATTTACCTGGTTTTCTGATCTTCTAATAATTATATTATAAAACTCAATATTTCCCATAGGTCCAACATATGGATGTTGTGTTGCTATTTCATAAAGAGTTGATTTTCCTGCACGAACTCCATCAGTTTCAATATAAACAGGATTTCCAGATGAGTCACGAATATTTGTAACAATTACATTTGTCAAACCATTACCAGATCCTCTATCAGATATTCTAATATCATTTTTTACTCTACCGATCAATAATTGATCTTTTGTAATATTAATATTTGGAGTAACTTCTTCTTTAAATACTGTTCCTGCTGCAGTGACGCTACAAGCAATTGTTTTATCTAATATCCATTGTTTTTTAACAGTTCCATATTGTCCTTGTTCAACAATTGGATAGTATACATCCGCTTGCATGGGAAACATGAAGTCTGTTGATTCGCATAACATTACATCAGTCCTGGCTTAATTAAATTATTAGAATATTTATCAAGAATTGTATCTATAACAAGGTTTCCAGTTTTTTCAAGCAATCCCTTATCAAATTGAATTTTAAATTGATCTGTGTTATATGAAGTAATATAACGCTTGTAATAATCTAGTTTTCCGCATTTTATATCTTCTATTAAAAGTTTTGTTGCATATTCTACATCTGCAGGAATTGCTTTATATCCTCCATCTACTACAAATGTATAATCATATCCTGCTGGGAAAGCAACAGATCTATATCCATAATACCCAAGATCTCCCATTGCTACTGGAAGGTTTGGAGGAGTTTGCTCTGCTCTATCATAAGTATCTAAAATTACTCTCTGTATTGCAGAATTATCAAGTGTAATAACATATTCATATATATTTGTTTCTGGAGTATCAGCATCATATACTAACGTATTGTTTTCATAAACTTTTAAAATTCTATTAACATATTTCCAAATTGAAAAATAGTCTGTTCCTTGTCCCGTTGTTTGAATAATGTGCTTTCTATTATAAAAACCTTCTTGAATAATTGTGTCAATCATTGATCTTGCTAAAAGTTCTAACTGCTTATATTCTGCTATTTCGCTTGCAGTTGTACCCAAAATATTTGGATTAATATAAGGTCTTAAAATTGTTAAATTATCATCAACTTCAATTTCACCAGATGTGGTGTATATTCTAAACAAAAATTCTCTATCAAATAAAACTCTACTTCTTGGCAAGGTGTATTCAATTTGAGAGTTAGCAGTTGATGTTACTGATATATTTTCTACTGAGTGGTCCACCAAATCCTCTATATAAATAGTGTAATCTGTATTGGGAAGTGAAACGTCCCAGATAGTTACAATAGGATAAGGTGGAACTCTCAATACTTCCATCTATTATGCACCAAACTCCGATTTAACTTGGTCAGGTGTTACGACTGTAATGTGATCACGAGTCATCCATTGCTGTGCTTCTGATTCAGAAACAATATTAATGCCCTTGACTACCTTGCCAACGCCACTCCAAACAACATTTTTTGTTGACTTTATAGCAACAGTTTTTTCATTTTTTGATGGCTTTGCTGGTACAGGGTTTTTTGCTGGGCGTGGAGCCTTTGCAGTTCCAATTGCACCATTTGCAACTGAACCAATCATTTCATTTTCTTTAACTGAAGAATATGAAGGTGCTGCAATAACATCTTGTTGATGTTCAACAACTGGTGCTGACTCTTCAACCTTTACTTCTTCTGCTGCAGGTGCTGCAGGAGCCTCTTCAACTGGTGTTGGTTCAACAACTGGTGTTGGCTCAACAACTGGTGTTTCGACTACTGGATCAACTACAGGATTATTATCTAAATTTTCCATTATTTCCTCCTTGATAGTATTATATCATTATAAATTAGTAAGGGGAGCAGGAGCGTTAACTCCTACTCCCCCTAA